AACCCGGACTTTGGTCTTTAGGAAACTGGGGAGAAGTTTTAGTTGCAACGGTAGCCAACGGTAAAACCTTTACTTGGGATTCTGGAGTTGCAGGATCTGCAAAATTTACAACACAAGCTTCCATGCTCACGACGAATTATGTAACTGCTATTAGCGGAAGTGTAGGTAACCCAACCGCCAGTCGACTAACCTTAGTTTCTCCCACGACTCGGCACTTAATTCATTTAGGAACGGAAACAACTATTGGAGATACCACGAGTCAAGACGATATGTTTATAAGATTTTCTAATCAAGAACAAATTAATGTCTTTGCACCCGCGGCTGATAACAGTGCCGGTACACAACGGCTTCAAGATGGTACTAAAATTATGGGAGCCATTAAAGGAAAAGAAAATATTCTCGTCTGGACCGACAATGCTTTATATTCTATGAAATTTGTCGGAGCTCCTTTTACTTTTGGCTTTGAACAGGTTGGTACTAACTGTGGTTTATTGGGCCAGAATGCATGCTGTGAAATTGATGGGGTTGCTTATTGGGTAGGAAACAATGGTTTCTTCTCCTTTGATGGTACGGTTAACTCATTAGCGTGTTCTGTAGAAGATTATGTTTTTGATGATTTTGATACCACGAAGGGTCAACAAGTTTGTGCAGGCATTAATAATCTGTTTACCGAAGTCGTTTGGTATTATCCAACGGAAGGGTCAAACTACAATGATCGATATGTAGTCTATAATTATGGAGAAAAAACTCAACTCCCTACAGGAGTCTGGTATACAGGAACTAATACGAATTCAATTCGAACAACCTGGATTGACTCTATTGTTTATCCTAACCCGTATGCGACTCAATATAATAGTTCTGGAACAGGAACAACTCCAACTATTGTAGGAGAAACTGGATTAGGGCAAACGGTTTATTTTCAACATGAAATAGGAAATGATCAAATTAATCCCAATGGAACGGTTACAACATTAACTTCGTCTCTTCAATCTTATGACTTTGCCGTTCAAACCGATAAAGGCATGGGAGAATATTTCCTAGCGATGAGAAGATTTCTTCCTGATTTTAAAACCTTAACAGGGAAGGCTAAGGTAACCATGGGAGTTAAAAACTATCCTTCTGATTCAACAGCCGATAGTACTTATAGTCCTTTTGAAGTGCTTCCTACATCACAAAAATTTGATACGCGAGCACGAGGAAGATATGCTAATCTAAAAATTCAAAATGAAAATGCTGGAGAAACATGGCGCTATGGAACGTTCCAAGTGGATGTCCAAGCAGATGGGAGAAGATAATGGCAAAAATTGTAGTCCGATTACCGGAGCCTCGAAAAGAATACACGGAAGATAATCAACGTCAGATTAACAGAGCGATTAGTTCAGTTATCGAACAATTAAATTCTACGTATATGCAACCCGATAAAGATGATCTAGAAAGGTTTGATTTCTTTTTTTCCTAATGGCAAACGTTTATAAAAATATCCAGGCGGTCATTACTTCATCCGGAGCGGATGATACTATGTACACAGCCCCAGAGGCGACGACTTCAATCATTAAAACCCTTAAAATTTATAATATTCATGGGAGTTCTTTAGCGGTAACTACAAGCGTTTATGACTTAAGTTCGACTACCCTTTTTAAATATGATACAAGTACTTGTTTAGCGAGTGATAGTGTAGATATTTTAACCTTTAACAATCTCTTAATACTTGAGGCTGGAGATATTTTAAAAATGCAAACACCCACAGGGAACAAAATTGAAATGACAGCCGCGGTGTTAGAAACAAGTCGATCATAGGAAATTATGCCTTTTATAGAAACTAAAGCCAAGAGCGAATATAAGATTATCGATGGTAAAAAGACCCATGTGATTACCCCTGAATGTGAAGTCACCCTGACGAATACGGCAACAGGCAAGGAATATATGTCAGACGCAGAAGCTGATCATGATGTTAATAACCCGAATTCTAATACGAAAAGAGAACATATAAGACGAGATGTACATATAAAAGTAGCTGCCATTGATCTAGGAGCAGGTACAGGAGACTTATAAGATATTGACGATGCACGAAAAAACAAGTAAAGCTATATACTCAGGTGAAATCCCTGCGATTTTCACATATAATCATACATTAAGGAATTAGAAATTATGCAAAGAAAAGGATATTGGCTGGGGGGTGTTTTAGATTGGGCCTTAGAACAAGGAACTAAATATGCTCCTTTACTTAAAACAGGAGTAGCCGCATTATCCACTTACGCATCCTTCAAGGATCAACAGAAGAAAAATCAAATGCAACAAGACGCTTATGACGATTATATGGCCCAAGCTGAAGCAGCGGGTCACGCGGCACGAGCAGCCATTGATGTAAACTATACCCCGATGACTGTATCAGGCGTGCCTACAAGCAAAGCCGATGTTACCGATTTTACTGCAGTAGCAGCTCAAGGTGGACTGATGTCCATACCGAATAAACAAAGAAAGAGATATGCAAGAGGACCTCAAGAATTTGAAGTTCAAGAAATGGAAGAAGAAGTTTTTTCACCTGGAGATTTTAAAATGGAAACAGGAGTCGACGTTCTCGGCGAACAAGTTTTTTACGATACGGGCAAAGGGGATAGAGCCAATGCCGCACAGATTTGGGGTCAAATGCAAGATCCCGATAAAGCGATATTTGATTTTGATTTTGAAATCTTTTTCATGGATGGTGGCTGGAGAGATATGATTAAGAGTGAAGTGGATGTTCAAGAAGATACTAGAACCGCTTCAGCTCCTGATCCTACGGATGAAATGAATAATTTTTCCATCAACACATTTGGCAAGCCTTTACATGAATTAACTCCCGACCAACTTCAAGAATTATATGACCTAGCGAATGACCAAGCTTCAGCACGCCCTGCAGAAGGAATTATGCAAGCTGCTAAAGGCGGAAGGATTGGGTATCAAGAAGGAATAGGACCTAACCAAGGTTCTCCTGCTATTATGGCTGAGGCTATTACCGATTCAGAAGTTGAAGATGCTTATGGCCAATCCGTAGAACATGGTCCTCTTTTATTAGAAATAAAACAAATTGCAGAACAGTCAGTTAGTCCACAAGATTTTCCAGCAACAGATTCAGACTATTCAGCACTAGAAATATTAAGTAATAAACATAAAGTCGATCTTGAGGTTGTTATACAGATGGCTAAGGCAACTCATTTCCCGACACCCGAACAATCTAAAGGAGAAATGTACGCTCAGTATATGGCTCGTGGAGGAAGAATTGGTTTACAAGGGGGTGCGAATGATCCCAAGAACATGACCACTACAATGTTAATTAGTATCGTTAAAGATGGACGATCAACGCCTGAAATTTTAATTGAACTTGAGAAGAGAATTCCTGGAGCCATAGAACAATTAAAATTAGAAGAAGGTCAAGGAGATCAAGCCTTCAGTATAAATCAAGAAATGCTTTCAAATTATGACCCCGACAAAAGAGCGGTCGAAGAAAGTTTCTTATATGATCTTAGAGAAAATATAGATCCTAATTATAAAGAGCCTAAAGATTTTGTTGGTTATCTAGACAACGCACAATACGCTCAAGGCGGAAGAATTAAAAAAGCGCCTGGAGGTATCATGAATCTAGGAGGATTAGAAAAAGATTATAGAACAACAGGTGGCTTTGTTCCTATTGGAGCATACGAAAAAAAAGATGATGTCCCAGCAAGACTTAGTAAAAACGAATTTGTAATGACAGCCGATGCAGTCAGAGCTGCAGGCGGCGGAAGTATTAATAGAGGAGCACAACGAATGTACGACACGATGAAACATTTAGAAGCAAGCCCAACAGCTAAAAGGATGACAGCGTAATGGCAGTACAACAACCCTATGCAGCATCAGGCTTATTACCCAGCGCCACATTAGCCCCTTACGGTCAAGAGATACTTAAAGCTGGTATCGGGCAACTAGGAACTCCTATTAACGTAGGAGCATTGACTCCCAAAGTAGCCGGCCAAACAGCTTTCCAACAAAAAGGAGCGCAAAGACTTGCCGACATGTATGGCATGGGTGACATTCAAAGAGAT